CGCCAACCTTTTTTAAAGCTTTGTTGTGAGACTTTTTAAATGTCATACCTTTTTTCATATCTTTTTTCATTGATGTCATATGTTTTGTTGTATGATGTACTTTGTGTTTCTTTAATGTTTTCTTTTCTTTTTTATCTATCATTTTGACTTCCTTTATTTTTCATCATAGCTAATTTTTCTCTTGCTTCGTTAGCCATCTCTGTTTTTTCTATTGACGTGTCTGCTCTTAATTCTGCTAGTTCTTCGTTTTGCTCTAATTTTTCATCTTGGTTTCTTTGATTCATCATAGCCTTCATGTTCTCTAAGTTTAATCTTTCCTCAGAGTCTTTTCTTCTAGACTCATTGTCCATTGCTCTAATATCTAATTCTCTTGATCTTAGTTGAGCAATAGGATCGTGACCAAATGATGAAGTAATTTTTTTCTCTTCCTTCATAAAGTCTTCCATCATCTCAGCAATTAGAACTGCTTTTCTAGCTTCAATTTGAATTTGAGCTTGTTGTATTTCTTGTTGTACTTGTGGATCCTGTTGAACCATTTGTGGGTTCTGTTGGATAGCCATAGTCTGTTGTTTAATTTGTTGTATTAATTCTCTAAATTCTAATTCAACTTGTTCTTGAGCCATTAGAGAAATATGTTCAAGACAATTTTTTTCTATAGCTGCTGTTACTGTTGGTGCTGTACGTGCTAGGTTAGTAGCCATAAAATTTAAATGAGCAGTTATATGTGCTCTGTGATCTTGACCTGGAAAAGCTTTAAAAGGAACAGCGCCTAATGCATCAATGTGTTCTAGTGCAGGATCTTTTGGACCTGGCTTGGGTGGTCTTTTTAAAATTGAATCAATATCTTTAACTCCTAATGCTTCATACATATTTCTATATACTGCATACTGATTGTGCATTTTAGGATTTGAAGCTGCCAATTGCAGTTCCGTTTGGGCGAGAGAGATCCTCTGTGTTTGAGAGAATATATTGGGATCCGCAACCGGCAGAATATCTACTCTATCATCGAAGTCAGTTTGCATGATTTGCCTTTGTCCTCCAACAACATCGTATGGATATACGGGGGGTAGATAAAGTTTAAAAACTCTTGCCATTAAATTAAATTCTTTTTTCATCGAAGCATACAGTCTCTTGTGTATTGCTGACATTGTTCTACTTCCTCTTTCCAACAAAGCTACTGTCGTGCCCACTGCCGCTTGTTGATTCCCGTCTCCTACTTGCAGGTCCGCTATGGAAGCGAATCTTTGTCCTGCAGATACCACGACACCCATAAGTGATAATAAGGTTTGCGATGGTTCCTTAAATGGAAGCATCATAAATGCGTCTTTTAAGTTTCCACCAGGAGCATCAACGTCTCTGAATTCTCCGGGTTGTATAGCTTGTGCTTCGTCTCTCATTTTTATACCACGCATTTTAAATCCTGCGGGTAAATTTGATAATGTACCTGCATCTAATAATTGTCTTAATGCTGCTGTGGCAGTTCTAGATAATCCACCGATCATGTGAATTAATCCAAAGCCGTAAAATCCTAAACCAGGTAAAAATTTAAAGTGAACAAAATAATCAATTTTTTTCTTTAATGGATCATTAATCTCAAAGTTTCTTCTGATGGATAAAGTTTTTCTTGTACCTTCTTCTACAGTTACAATGTAAGGTAATTTAATACCTGTAGGTTCTCCGTCTTGACCCATGTCTTCAAAACCTTCTAGATCTAAATTAATATGACATTCTAAAATTGTAATAAGACGATCATCTCGTCCTCTTGTCATTCCTTCTAATTTTTTTTCTTTTTCTTGTGCTTCTGATTCATTTAGATTTGTTGGGGAAATTTCTATGTCTCTATAGAATCCACCAACTTGTTGTTTTCTTAATTCGTTTTCAGTCATACGAACCATGTGAATAATAGATTCGCAATCGTCTAGTGATGTTGCTGTGTAAGGAACAACTAAATCATCAGCTGGTACAAATTTAGAAACGGCTCTTTGCATTACGCCATCATAATAAACTTTTTTAAATGCTGATCCTGCTAATGGTAAATAAAATAACATTTGATCAAACTCAGCTTCATACTCTGGCATCTTGTCCATGATTTGATAGTTCATGTAATCTTTGACACGTTGAGCTTGTTGTTCTTTAGCTGGATCTACTTTACCCATTGTTTGAGTTCTAACAGGTCCACCTGCTGGTAATAATTCTTTGTAAGCTAGAGATTGAAATGCTGTAACAGCTTCTGCTAATACAGGATGAGTTGCACCTGATGCACCTTTGAAAGGTTCTGTTCTGTCATCGTAATTAAAACCTAATAAATCTAAACCTGTTGTGTAGGCTCTTTCCCAATCTTTTCTTGAAGATTTGTAATCTGTAAAATCTGAAAACAATTGACTACCTAATGGATCTAAAACATCATCTGGTAATAGATCTGCTAAATTAGCAAAATGATCTCCACCTAAAATAGGTTCTACTGCATTTGGGTCAAAATTAACATCTACGCTACCATCTTCATTTTCTGAAAGTTCCGAAGGTTCTTTCATACCATCATCTCTTAATTTCTGTTCTTCAACTTGAACTGCTTTAGGATCTGGTAGTGTTACATTTGTTGCGCTGTTAGGTAATACCTTATCTATCTCTGCCATATAATTTCTCCGTTACTTCTTACCATTTTTCATGAAATAAGCCAAGCCCTCAGATTGAGGTCCTTTTTTAGGGGCTATCGTTCTTGTTAGATCTGCTAGACCGCCGGTTGCAGCGCCTTGTCTGCCCATGTCGTAAATATCTGATTGCTCTGATGTATCACTAAAAGGATTTGGTCTATACGTAGCTTTTCTTTCGTAGGGTCTAGATTGATTTATTTTTCTAAGAAAACTATCTGGACCAGACGCACCGTATACTTGTTCTTCAACACCAGAATTAGGGTTGTCTAATACTATTTTAGATAAAGGTTGTTTTTTATTTTCATTTATTTTTTTAAATCCCTCATCATAATATTTTTGAGCTTTTTTCATATCACCAGATATTTGAAACAATTGATTGGCTGTTTTAAAAAGGTCCTCTTCTGTATACAAATTAGTTTGCATGAAATTTATTGGACTTGTTCTTTTGTTTAAATTTTTTTGATCACGTTCTGGAGCTATAAGATCTCTGTTTAATCCTGACTCATCTTCAGCTACCACTGATCTTGCCATGCTAGATTTAGATCCAGCTCTGGATATATCATAAGCTTCATCAGCGTATCTTGATGAAAGGACTTGATTATCTGCAGATGCAGAAACACTTGCGTCCAATACTTCTTTTTCTTTATCTTTTTCTTTTTTATCATACATTTTATTAATGTCCTCGGCAGACACACCTGAACTTGTTTCAGCAAAATCAGTTCCTGCTAGTGCAAGATCAGCTTCTCTAGATTGTTTTAAACTTTCAAGTTCATTGTTTTTATCTCTCCAATTTTCTACATTTTCAAATACTTTTGATGCTTCAAATCCTAAACCTCTTTTTATTTTTGATATGTCAGCTTTTCTTGTTTGATTTCCTGGTATAAGATAATCTGCAGCTCTTAAAAGAGATTCATCAAGTGTATCTCCCATGCCCATTCTAATTAACGAATCAGCACCAACAAATAATGCTTCTGGTATAACACCAAACTTCATTACACCTCTGCCCAGTTTATATGCAGAGTTTGCAAACTTAGCAAAGTTTCTAGCTTGTGAACCTTTTGCAATTTTACCAGAGTTAATTACTTTTTTTCCTTTTAAAAAACAGTTTGTGCCTGTATTAAATTCTGCACGGCCACCCATAGCTTTATTGTTTGGACAACCAATTG